CGCTGGGTTAACGTGAGCACATACGGCACGCGAGAAGCCGCACTGCAGTTGTGACATTGCAGGGCTGCTTCACTGAGGCAGCCCGACAATGCACAGCCAGTGCAGATAATGAGGAATTGCATCAATGTGTAAATGCTGCGAACTGGTTAGACGGCTCGGCCACGCCCCTGGTTGTCCTGACTTCGTTGATGATGGTGTGCCTGCAGTGCGTGTCGACGTACAGCGTGCCGTGCGCGCTGCCTTCGAACTCCAGCGGCCGCAGGCGCCGCGCTCATTCCGTTTCTTCCGCAACATTGTTGTGGCCACCTCGTTTCCAGTGATCCTAGCCGCGCTTGGCGGATGCTCGACACTGCGACCAGATGCGCTGCGCGTTGAGATGAGCCACGACAGCCACGCCACCGTCGGGCAGTTCATTTGCAAGCGTGATTGCCACGAAGATGGACTGACGCGTGCTTCGCTTATCCTCAAATGGAAGCGCGGGCCGGTCACTATCGAGGCCGGCGAAGGGTGGAACCTTCAAGGGGCGAACGGTGGCGGGTTCTTCGGTCCTGGCGAGGTCTTCACAGCTCGCGCGGGTTACGAAATCTCACTGAGGCATTGACATGAAAACCTTAGAGCAATTCGACAAAGAGATAGCCGCAAAGCGTAAGCGTCTTGAAAAAGATCATGCGCTTGTGCATGCGCTCCCAACCACGGGCAAGTCGATCACGTGGACGGGCGAGGGTGGCTGGGACGGCAATACGCGAAAGCCTGACGTCACGCGCACCATTGAGTTAGCGCCATGGCTGGTTCATAGCCCATTTCGGGGTGCAGAGCAAGTTACCTTCCGTGCGCCTGATTCGCTCGCTGGTGATCAAGGCGAACATGTGAGCAGTCCGCATCGCGCAGAGTTTGTGCGACGCTACTTCCTGGCCGTGTTAGATGCGTTTGAGCCGTACATAATCAACACGGTTGCGATTAAGGGCCGCTACGCATCCTACGTGCCTGAGTCCTACGACTGGGAGAACGACCGCAACTACAAAGACGCGGTGGCAATTGAGCGCGGACTGTTTCAACTGGAAAAGTCCATCTCATATGGCCAGAATTCGTACCAGACCTCGAAACTGGAGTTCTACGTCTGCACTGATGCGATCGGCCCCTTGCAGGTTTCGTTCGATATATCAGACTTCCCAACTCACAAAGCCGCGCCGCGCCCGCGTCGCAGGACTGACAACCCCGAGTCTGGGATTGTGTCATGGGACGTTCCGTTACCCTCCAGCATAGGTGCTGCGCATGTGTGGCGGCGTGGCGGCGCCGATCGTTCGTCGGGTGGCGCACCCTGGAGTTACACCCTCGAATGGCTCTTTGATTCACGTGAAGCGTTATTGACGCTTCTGGGAGTGACACCGTGACACGCGAGAAAACTGTAGCGCTGCTTACAGCAGTCGAAGAAGGCATGACCACATGGGAAGCCATTGCGCGTGCCGCGCTCAACTACATGTCGGAGTACGACGTCGCTGACATGGCAGAGTGCGAAGGGCTGCTGCCACCAGACGACACGGAGGAGTTCTAGCCATGAAACACTTATTCCTAGCCAGTGATGGCACGCTGTACGACACCCGGCCATCGCCGATGCGCGTCATTCGCGAAGGCTACCGAATGCACGTTCACACGATACAGAACACGTATCAATTCCGCGCCTGTCTGCGCGCTGGGCGTTACACCTCTATCGGCTCGTATCCGATATTTTTCTTTACGGGTGACGGCGCTGCGGTGTGTTTCACGTGCGCCAAAAAAGAGTACCGACAGGTCTCTAAAGCTATTCGCGACAAAACCAGTAATGATTGGCGCGTAGTGGGGTGCGACGTCAACTATGAAGACAGCGACCTTATCTGCGATCACTGCAGCAAGCCCATAGAGTCTGCATACGGAGAACAAGAGTGAAAACCTTCGAACTTTATTGGTCTCCTGAAGGCAAGAAAATTGCCACCGTGCGCGCCCGCACTCTGCGCGCCGCCATTCGCAAGGCCCCAAAGCCTTACCGGGAGTTTCCCGGCGAGATTTACGCTAAAGAGGTGGAACATGCCGAAACTACCGCCCGGTGATCCGCTGGCAGCGCATGCGCATCGCAAGGTGCGCACTGTTGCCCGTGAAGTAGGACCTCACGCAGAACAACTCTTTGCGCTGGCCGCTGGCACACGCAAAGAGTGGACGCGTGGGGATTGGCAAGACGTACTCGATTCACTAGACGCGTGCCACGAAGATGTAGATACGTGGCGCGCAGTGCGAGGGTAAGACAATGAAACACCCATGGTGCTACAGAATGACGTTTCACGCGGTGTGCGTGCTGCAGGGGTTGCTTGGACTTGTGACACTTGCACAAGTAGAGCGATCTTGGATGCTAGCGTTTGCACGCTGGAACGCACTACGTCAACTAAAGGGGCGAAAGCCATGAAATTCGAACAGTACGAATACACCATAGGCTCGCACTTTCTGTCGGCGCTCATCAACGGCGACACCTCAGGTCTGAGTGACGCAGAAGAAAAGGAGCTTGACGAATGGTTGGAGTCGCTAGGCCACAGCGATGGACACTGGGCGACCACAGACGATCACGATGAGTTCGGCCGATGCGACGTCACGGACTTACGTAGCTCCGTGGAAACGGTCGTCTACAATGAGGTGATAAATGAAACTACCTAACGCCTTTCCCAAGTCGAAGCGTGGCTCAGTGCGCCAACACAACGCGCTCATTCGCAAGTACACGCGCGCCTACTGCGGCGGAGGCATGTTCGGCTACGACACCCGCACGATGGCAGTTCAGGAACCTGAGCTGTTCAAATACCTGACACGACTCGAACGTGAATTCGAGAAACTACCGGAGTAGCCCTATGGATCCGCAAAACGCTTTAGACACCGCAGGCCACGCGCTCATTAGCCGCGACACCTTACGAGTCGCAGAACATCTGCTGGCTTACTACCAATGGCGCGTTCGCGGCGGACATCAGCCGCCTAATGGCGATGTGCGCGCTGAGATGATGTCCGCTCAACTGTTGGACCAGATGGAAAAGACTGAAATATGAGCCGCTACGTCCTCGTATTCATGCCGAACACGTGCGCCTACCGTTGCCACGCGGCTGGCTGCAAGGCGGCTGAGCACAACCCGTTGGCAAAGAAACTGCCAGTCATGAGGCTCGATCCCTTATTCGATACCGTGGCGCAAGCCCGCGCATTTGCGGACGCCGATGAGTCAGAGAAAGCAGGTGCGTCCGTGCAGGCTAGTTTCAAAGCCTGCAAGTGTTGCGGGTAAACAATTACATCCAGAATGGAACTATTTGCATCATTAACATAGGTTAAACACCCTATGAATACAATGACATAGCGGGTGGCACAGCCCTTGCATGTTCCGCACTGCCACCAAAACGGTGGTAATAATGCGGAGATGCGACAATGCGTACCCTCGAATCACGGCACTACGTAGCCACTGACGCTGATGTAGAGACGATAGCGCGCCAGCACATTACTGGCATCCAGGCAAGCGCAACTTACTTGCGCGTGCTGGTCGTCGGTATCCAAACGGCGCTGGGCGCGGAGCCACGTCTGCGCGGCGCGCGGGCAGCCAAGCTGGAAGACTCCACGGCTCATCTGGCCGCCCTCGACACCGTACACGAGCGTTACTACACAATCGTGTTGCGGGTGGCCTCGGAGTCTTATCGAGACGCGAAGGAGCGCAACCGAGCGACAAACTACGCGCGCAGCGCCAAGTCCACCCTGCGCGCATGGATCAAGGCCGGGAACGACATCACCTCGATCGCGGCCGGGCGCACGACCAAGGAGTCCCTGCGCAAGATGCTGCCCGTGAGGGCTGCGGGCCCGCCACGCAATCCAGCCAAACGGCTCCTCAAACTGGGCGACCGCATGGACGCCATTACGACCTCGCCAGACAATGGCGTCCGGGAAGCCGTCAGTGCCCTCGTACAACGGCTCACAACTAAGCTCATGACTTGGGGCGGCGAGCCCGTGCGAGAGCCTGCCAAAGCCATGTCGGAGCACCGACCACTACAGACGAGGGCAGGCGTCTTCTGGCCTGCCGCTCTGCAGTGAGCGGGTCGCTCACGCTATCGAAGGTGGAGAGGGCGGCCGTACTGCGGCATCTGGAACTGCAGTACGGCCGACTCCCTTCAAATCACCTCGACGGGCCTGTGCTCCACAAGGTGCTCACCTTGCTGGGGCACGACACCACGATAGCGTTGACGATGCTGGAGACTTTCATCGTGCTCCGACACTTGCGGATCCAGCGGTTCAAGATGGAGCGCGACATGGAAGCCATAGAGGAACGGCGCCTGCGCGGCGGATTCAACGGCGACCTCGACGCAGCGCACCGGGCGCTGGACGCTGATGTCACCATCCTGGGTGACGTACTGCGCCGCCTGTGGGATCTGCTGAAGGGATAGTTCCTGATGGAAACTTGTTGGTCGATGAGCCCCGAGGCCCCTGCTCGGGGCTTTCTTTTGCCTACCGGGCGGAGCCGGAAATACCGTTATCTGTGGAGCTGTCTAATTCTATGGAATTTAAAAAATAGAAAGAACATATAGTTTATTATTCTAAAAGTCTCTGATATAAGATAGCTCCACAGATAACACCCTTTTTTGGAGGACTTTTGAAAACAGCTACATGTCGCGGTTCCTGTCGAAGCGAACACACCCTAGACGTATTCGCCAAAACCGAACGCAAGCATCCAAACCTGCCGCCGCAGCTTTGCCCCGCCTGCGCAAGCGCCGTTCTGCGGCTACGCCGTCAACGCACACTGCGCCGTCCCGCACTACCGGAATACGACAAGGCCACAATGAGACATGCTGGCGCCGGCCCCGCCTCCCGTGGTGCGCGCCACCTCATAGATGCATACCTCGCCGCCCTTGCCTCTTCCGTCGCTCCGGCCCCTGTGCTTGAGCACCGATGGGGCCGGGCAGCCTCCAGCATCTACAAGCCTACGTACACGCGTGCATACACGCGCCCATCGCAGTCAGGCGTCGAGCCTTTCGCTCTGCGACTGGACAACACGCGCTATCGTTTGCTCAAAGAGTGGGGCCGAGCCTTGCGCCCGCGCGCCCGTGCCGCGGGCTACGTGCCCACTCGTCGCGGCGGCGTGGACATTGCGCTTCCTCTGCACGCGCTCTGCCACCTCTACCGAACTGATGCAGCATTCGCAACGCTAGTTCGCTCGTACACGCCTTTCAATCAACAACTGGTTTACGATCTGGAGGATCACGATGGAGTCTAAGAAACGCACCAAGCTCACTATCAACGGCAAGGAGTATGAGTTCACAAAGTTCGTGCGCTCCGCGGTGGATCGCCTTCTCATCTGCGGGGAGCTGCCAAGCGGCCGACTTATGCCGATACCACACGCCTTGCTCACTGATGAAGGTGAAGTTCTGCAGCTCACCAAAGAAGAGTTCGAGGAAGAGAAGTGCGCACAGCAAGCACTACCGACCAAGCGTCCGCCCGGCCGGCCTCGACTCTACTCTACCGAAGGCGCACACCTCGCGCCTTGCACGGCGTACTTGACCGCATTAGAGCGAGAGACAATCACAGCTCTAGGCCACGGCTTCAGCAATGGTGTGCGTACACTGCTGCGCACGCATCAAAAGCAGCAAGCCGCCCAGGAACTGCGGCAGAAACGAGCAGCCGATGCCGCAGCCCTGCACGAGCACCGTATATCCACACCGGCCTCGCCGGACGATCCCAGCGCAGTGCTACCTATCCCGCCCGAGCCGGGCGCGGAACTCTACCCGCCGCCGGGTGATCCAACGACACCGGACTACGACCCCGACACCCTAACCATGTCAGACCTCATCCCGTCAGACGACCATGCCGCGATATTGGCCGGCGAAGACCCGAGGAGAGCGTGATGGAAGACCAACGATTGTCCGAGGCGTTTCAGGACCTCGACGCGCGCTATCGTGAACGGTACGGCCGCAGCATGCTGGAACACGAGTACGTGCCGCTCGCACTGTCGCCGACGCACACGACGCGGCGCATGACCGCTGAGACCGCACTCATTCTCGCCGCTGCGCTGACGGAGCTGAAGATACGACTTAGCTGCGGGCTGTCTAACAGCGAGCTGCACGCGCACACTGTCGAGCTGTGGCGTCGCGCGATGAGGCATGAGTCAGCAGTCGACGACCTGCTGAAGCGCGTGGCCAAGTGGGTGCCCGGCGGTGTGCCGGACTCGCACGGCGCGACGCTGCGCGATGACATGGAGACGTTCGAGATTCCGGAGAGGGACTACCAACCATGACCGCAGAAACGAAATACTGCATCGGCTGCGTGCACTTCCACCTCACACCGTCGACGCCCACGTACCACTACAGCAGCGCAACCTGGGAGCGCGGCGAGGATGCGGCGCTCTTCTGTCAGCGCGGTTACTGGCGCACGCAGATGCATGCAGATGCAACGCGCGAGCAGTTCGAGCGAGCGATGCAGAGCGCGCAGACGTGCGGTGAGTACGAGGAACGGCCGCCACCACAGCCACCTGCGCCGCCTTCGGATGACGACAGATTCATAGAGGGACTGACATGAACAGACCAGAAGACAAGCGAAACTTCCAAGGGCTCACGCAATACCAGCGTGACGCACTGACCGTGCTGCGCGCACGCCTTGACGCCACGGACCCAGCCTTCAGTGTCTCCGAGCAAGTGCGCGACGCCTTCGTCCAGGCGGAGCCGTATCTGCGTAGCTGGGTGCTGCCGCTGCTGGATGTGATCGCAGGCGCCGGCTACTCGAATCAGCGCCAGGAGGTTGCACGAGACGCGATGCGCATCAGAAACAGACGGTATGTGAAGGAGGTCTTAAAGCATGAAGACTGAGTCGTCGCTGGACAAGTGGAGTTGGTACACCGCACCGGTGGGAGCTACGGACCTGTGCGCACATTGCTACAAGCCGCTGCGGTTACACGCGGGCGCGCACATCGTTGCATGGCGCGACGGCAAGCTCTACGCGGTGGGCTGTTTGCTCGACAGACTGGTAGCGGTGCCACCGGCCAACATCGCTCCAGAACCACGAGACATTTACGAATTCACGTTCGGAGCCAGACCATGAATGACGTCAGAAGAGATCCGCAGCGAGCATGGGAGGTATTCGTGTGCTCGCGCAGGAACTGGAAGCTGTGGGCTTACTGGCTCAAGAATTACGCACCTGATTTTGGGAGATACACATGACCAAAGCAGACATGATTCGACTGCTAGAACCGTTCGCCGATGACATGGAGATATTCGTGACAACTGCGCGGCTGCCGCCGCTGAAGATACTGCACTGGAAGTATCTGCCCGCAACTCCCGACAGCCCGACGCGCGACGGTTCCGCTTGTATCGTGCTGCGGATTCCGAATCTGACGGTGGAATCGGAGCTGCGGCATACGATCAAGGTGACCGACGCGGAGCCTTCAATCACCATCACGGTGGGTAAAGAAAGAAAGCACAGTGGCCGTTTGTCGCATGACCTAGCCACGGTATGCGACCATCCGTTCTGCTGGTGCCGCGACTGAAACTGCTTGACACCATCAAACCACTTCGCATATAACGCAAACACGCCCACTCGGGCGCATCAGGAGATAGAAGTGACGACAGCACGACAACGCGGAAACGCGAATCTGTTGAAGCTCGCCAGCATTCTCGACAAAGCCGATGCCAAGCATCGGGCACGCAAAGAACCTACGTACGACCAATCCAAGCTGAGGCATGACTGCGGCACTCCCGCATGTGCGTTCGGTCACTGGGTCTCGTATGTGAATTCTCGCCACATCAGCACCGCGGAGAAAAGCAAGCTCACGGACTTCTCGCGCATCGTTTTCAACATTAGCGGCGATGAATGGAGTGAGCTGTTTGGCATGAGAGGCTGCTGCATGGCTCGAACCGCAAAGGACGCAGCCCACTACATCCGCATGTTTGTAGCACGGCCTGGAAGGAACGTCGCATGAACACGCCGAAGGAAGTGCTGCTTGACATCGCGCGTGAGCTGCGGGAGCAGCCCGAGAAGTGGACACGAGAAGCTTGGGCGCGCACTCCCGACGGGCGCGCAACCTTTCCCGCCGACCCGCGAGCAACGTGTTGGTGCCTCGGCGGGCACGTTCGACGTCGCGCTCCGAAGGACCCGGAGCTTATCAGGGAGTCTCTCCAGCGCTTGCACAAAACGTTGAACGTACGGAATCACTTTTCAGTCGCGCACTTCAACGACGCGGAGTGCCAGCGAGTGGAGAACGTCATCGCAGTGTGCGAAGAGGCAGCGAAGCTATGAGCTTTCATCGACAGAAAAATGCGCGGATCACCGGCAAGCATCCTGACGAGTGCGACGCGTGCGAAGGACTCGGGCAGACGCGACAGTGTGAGACTGTGATGGTGGATGAGATCATTCCGGGGTCGCCGCCTCGCACGCGCCTCGTTACAGCGCGCGACGCCAATGGACGTCCGAAGTGTGGCAGTGGGTGTATGAAGTGCGGCGGGACTGGGCGTCTCACTCAGCCGTCAATCTCGGATGACGACGTAGAGGAGCTGCGGGAACTGCTCACACCACGAGCAACACGCGTCGCGCACATCCCTGGACGGCTCCACCCCGGTATGTTGGCTGCTGCAGTGATCGCCATCGCCACAGCTCCGATGGAACAACTGCCGCCATTAGGGAGGCTGTCGTGAGCACACGTTTCATCATGAACAAGCTGGCGAACGTGAACCGCGTGCGGCTTACCATCTACAACGGCGGTCAGAGCATGTTCACGGATCTCGAACCGGAGGACGTCGAAGAGCTGGCGCGCAACGCCGCCACGTACGTCAAGCAACCGGAACAACCACAGAAACGCAAAACGAGGAGAGCGAAGTGAGCGAGATCATGAATGCGTTGCGGGAAGTGAACCGCCAGTACACTGGGATGAAAGAGCTGTATGACAACACAGTGCGAGAACTCAATGAGGCGCGTGCGCGACTCGCGAGCTTTCGCGATATAGAGAATAAGTGCCTAGTGCTGGAGGCGACCAACGTTGAGCTGGGACGCTTGCGCTCTGATGTGGAGAAGCGATACGAAGCGGTGCAGAAGGCACGCGATGAGTTGCGGCGCATGCACGCCGATGCGGAGAAGCGGCACACCACCCTCCAATCTAATGTGTGGACGCTCACCGCGCAGCGTGACGCGCTGGAGAATGAACGCGACGCGCTGAAGGCTCAGATTGCGTCGCACGTTAAAGCGAGCGAATACACGCTGCGGAAGCACGTTGACCTCACCAAAAAGTATGATGAGCTGAGCCAGCGCTATCAACAGCTCAAAACGATGACGCTCGCGGACCGCTACGGTACCTACAGCGGTCAGTTCATCATGCCGCGTGGGCGCCTTGTGTATCCGGCCTTTCAGCACGGCAAGACCGCGGTACGCAACGACATGGCCGACGGTTTGGCATACGGCATGTTGCAGTATCAAAATGCGCCGATACTGCGCACAGCCACGGAGTGGATGCGGTCCAAGAACAACTTGGCCACGGGGCTGCCGGAGCGTCACGGCTTGCGTTGGACACGCAGCGAGGAAGAGAAGCTGGTACGCGACTACCGAGAGGGCAAGAGCCTTGATCACCTCGTGAAGATGCACAAGCGAGAGTGGGAAGCCATCGTCATTCGATTGGGGAGGCTCGCAGGCGGTTGGGGCGTGGGCTCTGATGTTGACGCGACAACGCGACAGATGAAGGAATGGTATTTTCCACCACAGCCCAAGCCGGGGTTCAAATCCAACCTACTCTGTGTTGGTTTCCAACCGAGGTACTGCAAATGAACTGGAAACTGCGCTTTTTCCTGGCCGTGCTCATCGAGTACCCGCTGTGTCTCATCGTAAGCAGTCTGTTCTCGCTGCTGGCGCTCGTGCTCGTACCGCTCGCGTACTGGTTCGGCGAGGTAGGGCCCAACAATCGAGCGCTCATAGGATGGCGCGTCTTCAGCGCGCCGTTTGGTGACGGCCGCCGCATCCGTGCATGGCGCTGGGAGCCATGGATGTACCCTTGGGGCAACGAGGAAGACGGCATCGACGGTTTGCCGATGAAGGACGGCATGGTGTTCAAGAACCAGTTCTGGCAGCAGAAGACGCAAGGGTGGTCCGACTTCAAGCGCATCTTCAACTGGTGTGTACTCAGGAACTCGGCGAGCAACTTGCGTTTCATGCCGGTGACGGGCTACAAGATCGATCCGAGCGCAATGCAACTCGGCGCGCATGAGCTGCTGGATGTTAAGGACTACGGTGACGTTGTCGCGCACAGCGGCGAGTGGTACTTCGTGTGGGAGGGCTGGCGCAGCACGCTGTACATCGAATGGAAGGGCGTGCACTTTCTCATTGGGTGGAACCAGCGTCCGGAGGATGCGGATCAGATGCCGGCGCCTACTGGGCTGGATCCGACGGACACGCGCGCACCGGGCGTATCGTTCAAGCTGCAGCTCCGGAGAAACAAATGATCCTGAAAATCCTGGCTTGGGAGGTGCTGACGCTTTGCGCTGTCGGAATTGTCGGTTTAGGCGCACGCCAACGGATGCTACAGTGGTGCGCAGCCGTTGCGGTAGTGCTCGGGCTTCTCATCTGTCTCACTCTCGCAATTGGAGTTGCACTGCTGTGAAGATCATTGAACACGTTGGAATGCCAGAAATAGGCGTGTGCCTTTGTGATGCGCCGTTCGGGGAAGTAGTGCGTCTGACCAAAGGCGGCGAGGCGTTCTACATTGTCACATCGCCAATGGATGGCACTGGTCGCAAAGTGCTCGTGACTCTGGGCGGCGGTTCGCTAAAAGAGTTTCAGCCGAACACTCGCGTAGTTCCGATGAACGCTGAGCTGCATGTGTTTGGAGTGAAGAAATGAACCGCAGAAACTTCTTTCGATTCCTCGGCGGCGCCGCTGTGGCGGCCGCAGTCGCGCCGTTTGTGGCAGAAGCGCCAAAATTGCTGAGCGGCCAGCTCGGGTCGTATGAGGGCATCAGAATCTACGAATCGTGGCACCACGTTTCAGTGAAAGGAACGTGGCGCGGACCCAAGGCGAACCTGCACAGCCTGCCGCGCTACGGCGGCACGCTGAAGGAGAACCTCGTGCAGTCTCAAGTGCGAGACCTCATGTCGAAGGGCGCAAAGTGGGACCACCAGCACCGCCTATGGGAGTTCTAGATGAGCAAACGCGACTACGAGATCGAGCAACGGAAGAAGCGCCAGAAGAAGCGACGGAAAGATCAGCGCGCGGCACGCAAAGAGCGCGTCGCGCAGAAGCACAGTTCGCTAATGCGGGAGGAACCGAGCAATGACTGAGTTCAAAGATGCGTGGAATGAAGCGCAGCAGCTCTACGAGCTGGTATGCACTAAGGGTGCTGTCATGAGTCAGGAAACACAGATGCTCGTAGCGACCCAACTCTTCTGTGCGTACCGCATCACGCAAGCCATTGAGAGTGTTGGCGTGGATGTTCAAGCTGTAGAGTTCGCGGTGCGTCGGTCATGAAACCGTGTCGAGCACAGTGCTACATATGCATCACGATGTTGCGCGATATCGTACGCGGGTGGAGACGCTGTACGTACTTCAAGTTGAATCCTGGCGGTTGGAACCCGCCGTGAAACAGAAGTTGACCTACACTATGCACAAGGAGGTTTTATGCTGAAGAATTTCGTTTTGGCAGTGACTCTCGCGGTTGCCGGTTTACTCGCCGCGCAGCCCAGCAAAGCTGATCCGGGTCCTGCGGGCCCTGGTTGGTACTTTTTCAGTGTCTGTGCGTATTACGGGACGCCCGCTTCTTGGCTGTGCTCTTACGGGCCCTTCGCCTACATCGGGCCTTTTACCAGTGAAGCGAGTTGCATTTCGACTCTCCAACTGATGATCAACACTCGCAGCCCGTGGGTGACGGACCCGTACGCGCCGAGCAGTTGTTTCCCGATGTACTAACCACACCAGCGCGGGCGGAGCAGAACATGAAGCGTCTCATTTTAGCGATCTTGCTCGCGCCCGCGCTGGCCTTGGCGGCGAAAACGCCAGTGGAGTGGACGGCGCCAGTAACCAACACGGACGGCTCGCCACTCACCGATCTGGATCACTACCGACTCGCCTGGAAAGCCTGCGGCTCAGCTTCAGTGCAGTCAGTCACCACAAAAGACCGCAAGTACACGGTAGTTACCAGCGGAATCGCCAAACTGTGCATCAACGTCTACGCCGTAAACACGCTGGGAGTAGAATCGCCGCCGTCGAGCACGCTCGTAGTGAACGTGACGACTCTCGGGAAGCCCACAACGCTTGGGCAACCCGTAACGCTACCTTAGGAGGTTTCAGTGTCAAAGATTGTCGCAGTTAAGGATATTGGTGTGCCTGTGCCCAGCGGCGCGGTTGCAGCCGGCGCTCTGCTGGTGTGCTACTACGGCTCGAAGGGTTTCACGCCGAGCTACGATCAGGCCGAGCGTCTCTCGGTGCCGATCAGCTCGCTTGCGGTCGTGCAGGTGAGCGGCACGCCGTACTACAAGTTCCCGCTCAGCAGCTTGTTTCCGTCATCGTTGCCGGACGGTGATTACGACTTCTGCTTCACGCTGCAAGAGGGTCAGTCCGAAGGTGACTTCTCGCCGACGGTGACTGAAACGGTGGACCGCACGCCCCCTTTGGCTCTGGGGCAGCCCGTCGTCTTGTCTTGATCTTGAGACTACTGATCAGGCTGTTGCAATTGCTTAGGTAACAACCCGCCCTCGCTGCGTATGTGCGTGGCTACACCTCTTGCTGCATAACTGAGCGGCGAGGGCGGACTTCAGGAGACTCTGTGATTACCTTACTCGATAAGGCTATTCTGATAGAGCTGTACTGCATCCCGAATGTAGCGCGACGCGCGCCGCGAGCGCCGGGCGAGCAACGGTCACTGGATCGACTCTTTAACGCCGGATTGCTGAACGGCGGGCACGAAGTGACAGAGAAGGGCAAGGTTCTCTGCGAGGCGATGCGCAATGTGCTGATGCCGGAGCAGAAGTGGGTGATGCCGTGAGCGAAGAAAGTAAAGAAAACATTGCTGGCATGACGGGGATCGTAATCGCGGTCATGACGCTGATTTGGACATTTGCACTGCTGATGCACGCAACGGACTGGCCGGATCGAGCAGCGGGTATCGTGTGGTGGACTATGCCATGGTTCCTAACCAGCATCGCGTTGAGTGCGGGAGCAGCATTTGTGATTTTCTTTCTGGTGTTCGGGCTCATCACAACCGCTTTGGATGCGCTCTAACCATGAAACCGATGCTCGCCGCGGACATCACGGATGATCTCGACAAGCTGAGATTCCCGTGCTATGCAACACCGAAGCTCGACGGTATTCGAGCACTGATATTCCCTGACGGCGTGCGGAGCCGTTCACTGAAAGCCATTCCGCACGCGATCACGCAAGGCGCGTTCAGGGAACCGGAGCTGGTCGGGTTGGACGGCGAGCTTATCGTCGGCAGCCCGACCGCTCCGGACGTGTATCGGCGCACACAGAGCACGGTGTCGACGAAGGATCACCCGGACATCGCGAAGCTGTACGTGTTTGATGCGTACGACCCGGTCAGCCACGAGATGTGGAGCTACTCAGAGCGCCGCGATTATTTTCGCGAGAGCGTGCTTGACGCCTGCAACCAGCATGTTGTGATCGTGCCGTCGTTGAAGTGCGCTGACATGGATGAGCTGCTTGAGGCTGAAGCGGGGTTTCTTAATGCGGGCTACGAAGGTCTCATTACGCGATGTCCACAAGCGCTCTACAAGTACGGCCGCTCGACGATCAAAGAGCAGGGCATGCTGAAGCTGAAGCGCTTCGTCGATGGCGAGGCGGAGATCATCGCCATGGAGGAAGAGCTGCACAATGCGAACGAAGCGAAAACTAATCAACTCGGCCGCACAGAGCGTTCCTCGCACAAGGCAAACCTCCACGGCAAAGGGTCAATGGGCGCTCTTGTCGTACGCGATCTCATCTCTAAGGTCGAATTCCGCATCGGCACCGGATTCACAGCGGACGACCGGAATTCGTTTTGGCGCGAGCGGGACACGCATCTGCATCGGAACACGGTAGTCAAGTACAAACACTTCGCTCACGGAGCGAAAGATAAACCGCGGCACCCGAAGTACGTGGGGCTGCGCGAGGAGTTCGATCGATGAAGACTCAGCGAGATGAACGACACACAGCGCCACGGCATTACTACAACGAGACTGACCCACATCGGCAAGGCCGTCTTACTGAATGGCATGTGCCAGGAGAAGTGCCTGCACTTACAGAATGGCACACACCGGAATGCGAAACTGCGTACAGAGACGCGCTAGGAAGAGCTTTCGATGCAGGTGGCGGAATCATCAGAAGCTGCACCTGTGACGGATCGCCTGCGGCGCCGCCTTCAATCACTTTCGGGAGCCCGTGATGACGCTTGTAGCTGCATTCGACATCGACGGCACGATTGCCAACAACAATCACCGCGAGCATCTGGCAAAAACAAAGCAGTGGGATGAGTTCCACGCTCTTGCGCACGCGGACAAGCCGTTGCAGGCCACGGTAGCAGTGCTCGATGCGCTGCATGATCAGGGACATCGTGTGGAACTCTGGACGGCGCGACCGGAGAAGTACCGCCAAGACACAGAAGCGTGGCTGCAAAAACACCGCATTCGATACAGCAAGCTTCTCATGCGCTCTGACAATGACTGGCGTAATGCGTACATCGTCAAGCTGGAATGGTACTTTAAAGCCAGTCCGCGCCCTCATCTTGTGTTCGAGGACCACCCGGAGACCACGCGACTGCTACGCGCCGCTGGCGCGTGTGTCCACCAAGTCGCAGAAGGACACTATACAACATGAAGAAGCAAGAAAAGTTCTACACCATCGGAGTGCGGTTCGCTCGCGGCCCGGACAAGATTTACACCTACAAAGTCCGCAAGGGCGCGAAGGTGCATCTCGGACAAGAGCTGGTCGCTGACACACCGTTTGGCACAACGCTCGTGTTCGTAGTGCGCATCGACAAGACGCCACAGAAGCCTGAAGAAGATAGATTTATCGTGCTCAAGTACATAGAGAAGAAAGTGGTGGCACTGTGACGTTTTCAATTCCGTTAGTTGACGCCGACAAAGAGACGCAAGCACTCGCTGCTGCCGTTTTCCTAATGGAGCAACTCGCTTTGGATCGTGACCAGCAAGCACGCATCGCGGAGTACATCAATCAGCGGTACGGGGCCTTCAATGCCGCGCCTTGAACGTCAGCCGGTGCGCGCGCAGGCGGTGAAGTGGTGCGTCTGTGGCGAGTGGTTCGCGTCTGAACGTGATGAGCGCGAACACGCAAGCAAGTGCCCTGGACCACGCGGGCAGATACGTCTCGTACAGATCGCTCGTCGCCCGTTCGGAGGCTGAATTGTCAGAGCCGAAGTTGATTGTGAGCCTTGGGGGCGCGCATCAGGCGAGCATTTCCGAGGTGAAGACCCTCACGTGGCGAGAGTACGTTGCCTACCTCGTACACGACATCCGTGCCACTGACGACAAAGCCGCTCGCGGCTGGAGCATCCCGGCAAAATTCGATCCGGTGTACCGAGATTCAGACAATTTCATTGCACGTTACGCGCTCACATTTGACTACGATCACATCGATGAACTAGACCTTGCGGTGATTCGCAAGGCGTACGAGCCGTACACATACTTCGCGTACACAACGTGGAGCCACAGTGTCGAGGCGCCGCGTTGGCGCTTCGTGTTTCCGCTGACGCGCGCGGTAACGTATGACGAGTTTCAGGCGGTCAGTCGCAAGGTTGCGAGCTTCGCCGGCATCGAGTTGACAAGCCGCGAGACTCATGTGCCAGCGCAGATGATGTACCTGCCGACACTCAAGGCTGACAGCGTTCTCGACACCGAGGACAACGAAGCTGCCTGGATCGATCCTGACACTATCCTCGCGATGTACGAGGACTGGACGAACCGCGATGAATGGCCGAAGCGTACAGAAGGCGACGGCGTGCAGCATCACGGCAAGGCCGAAGATCCGCGCACCAAGCCAGGAATCATAGGAGCGTTCTGTCGTGCATTCAGTATCTACGATGCAATTGATCGGTTTGAGCTTCCGTACGAACGTACAGCTACTGATGGCCGGCTTACATTCACGCGCGGTTCGCGCCCTGAGGGCGCTATCGTCTATGACGACGCTACAAAACTTCACTCGCATCACGACACTGATCCCGCGCGCGGCCAGACCAATTCCTTTGACCTCGTGCGTCTCCATCGTTTTGCTGAGCTTGATCGCAGTGTGGCTGCTGGCACTCCCATCACGCAGCGGCCCTCTTTCAAAGCCATGGTTCAGCTTTGCGCCGAACAACCCGAAGTGGCCGAAGCCACTGCCACCGATGATTTCGAGGATCTTGGAGACCTCACGTCGGAAGAAGTCGCAGCCGTCGTTGAAGAGAAAGCCAAAGGACCCGTCAGAATTGTCCTCACGCCCGCGCGGCCGGTGGAGTCAGCACTTGAAGCGCTGCTTGGCGCATTACGAATTCACGGCCCGTCGATGGGCCTTGTCGTCTACGGGAATCGGCTGGTGTGGGCTGTCGAATGCAACCGCAAGAGCTTCAACGAAGCGGAGACCACCACGCTTGAGTTGCGACAGATCAGTGGGTCGGAACTGTTGCCGATCTGGCACGGCCGCATCGGGTTCTTTGTGCGACAGAAGGAGTCCGATCCGAAACGTGTCGACTGCCCGGTCCCGCTGGCCAACGCTGCTGTAACCCGCTCCGATCAGCTTGGTGAAATCGCGGTTGACCGGATAGCCTGCACGCCGGTCTATTCAGACGGCAAGCTTCACGCCGAGCACGGATACCTGAGCCAGTTCCGCGCTTGGGTGCTCGCGCCAGAAGGAGTGGTCATTCACGGCACCTCCAGGGTCGATGCGGAGCGCGCCCTGGCACGCGTAGACGACTGGCTGGCCGAGTTCCCATTTGACACCCAGTCAGACCGCGATGTAGCGCTGGCGGCGCTCCTGACGGCTGCCATGCGGGCCAGCCTGCCTCACGCGCCGGGCTTCGTGGTGTCAAAGCCGGATTACGGCAGCGGCGCCAGCACCCTATGCGACCTGATTCACATAACGCTCACCGGGCGCCCCTCGGCGGTGATCAACGCGAGCGTTGGCCGGCAGGAGGTTGAAAAGAACCTTGACAGTGCCCAGCTTGCCGGGTTATCGGCGCTCGTGATCGACAACGTGGTCGACGGCGAGACTTTCAACAGCATCGCGCTCGCGCAGGTGCTGAGCCAGCCCGCACGACAGATTCGCATCTTGGGCAAGTCGGAGGTGATTAGCGCGCCGTGCATGCAGATGGTGCTGGTGAATGGCAACAACATACGAATTGGCGACGACTTGGTCAGGCGATTCATGCGCATCCACCTCGATCCACGATGTGAGAGTCCTCACCGACGACAATTCAAACGACCCGACCTCATTGCCCAAGCGCAAGCCGAACGGGCTGAGCTGCTGAGCGACCTGTACACGATAGTTGCAGCCTACCAAGCCTCAGAGCGTGCGCCGACTCCACAGCTTGCGGGTTTCCAAGAATGGAGCCGCATGGTCGCGGAGCCGCTTGTGTGGCTCGGGCGCTCGAACCCGATTGACTCTCAGCGCGCGATCGAGAAGGAAGACGACAAGCGTGGCGGTTTGAACGGCGCCATGCGCTGTTGGGCGAACTTGTTTGGCGATCGTGCGGTATCATTGCATGAGGCTCTAGACATGGACCTCGACAACGACACGAAGCGTGAATTGGGCGAGATCCTGAATGACCTTGCCGGTGACCGGCAGGGCATGAGCCCGAAGAAGCTCGCGAAGTGGCTGCGCGGCGTGGCCGGGCGAGTGATCGGCGGCACCGCATTTGAGGAAGCAGGCGTTGCGCCTGGAGGCTTGAAACTGTGGCGCCTACGCGGTGCCAGACCAGAATGGCTGGAGGATTGAATGCCAACGTACACCTACGAATGCACGAACTGCCCTACGAAAGTAGAGGAAGAACGAACGATTGAAACGCGCCGCGAGATGGCAACGTGCGGCGAGTGCGGATGCGCGATGGAGCTAGTTATAGCACCTGTCGCTGGATACATGAAAGGCGGGCCTACAGTGCCCTCAACATCGAGGAGACGTAAGTGAAGAAGACAGAGTCAACACCATTCCTGCTCATCGAGGACGATAAGATTCAGGCGCACGGCCGCATCGTTGGTCGTCCGATTTCAGAAGGATTTTTCTTGGTACAGTTCGAAGGACCCGGTGCGCGCTACGGCCGCATCGTCGCAGCGCCCGAGCTGACGCGGTTCACGGTGTTCGCGAGTGACGAAGAGCGCAACGCCTTCGTAAATCCGCCGAAATCAGTTGACACGGCAATTCCGACGCCTCCAGAATTGCCGCAAGTTCCTGGCGGGAACTCTCAAGGAGATAATGCTGAATGAGTAAATACTGGACCGTCGCCGAGCGAGACCCTGAGGGCCCCGCCCGTCCGTTCTACACCTGCGCTCCCAGCGCAGAAGAAGCCAAGTCCAAAGTTGAGCAGCTCACAGGACCGCTTCACCCCAAGTACATCAAAATCGAAGAGACAACCGCGGACGCAATCCCTGAGGGGGAGGACTGGCTGTGAACCGCATCGCCATTTGGCTTGGACTCGTCGCGCTTGGGTGGGTCGCCTTTGGCGCTTTCGTGTGGGCGATATACCAAGTCTGCAGGACTATCAAGCTCATCGGGCTTCTGTAAGGAGATTCTATGCGTTTACCCTCTCCCGGTTTCACACTCTTCATTTCCGTCCTTGCACTGATTTTTGCTGTGGGTGCAGCTCTTCACGCGGAAGAAACGCCCGAGGTGGCATCTGGCCTTGTCATCAGTCAATGCGGCAAGACCACTGGTCTGATTCTCGTAGATCCGCATGGCGTGCTGCATCCAGTCGACCCGGCCGTGCTGCAGGACAACCAGAGCTTGCTTGACACATTGCTTGCCAAGATTCCCGCGGGCAAAGGACTCACCGTAACTGTGGCCTGCGTCAAAGAAAGCGGCAAGATCATCTAATGGCTGCACGTCCGAATTCTCCCGAAGAGCTTCAGCAAGCAGTCGACGCTGTTGCGGAGCACAAGAGTTACACTGCGGCTGCAGCCGCTCTCAAGATGCCGATCAACACACTCCGCTCTAGATGGGTTGCCGCGCGCAAGCGGGGCTTCACGTCTGAGGTTGCGAAGCGCATTCGCGAGCAGCAAGGCGACAATCCCACAGTAGAAATGCACCCTGCAGTAGACGGGTATCTCGTCAAAGGCACCTCGACGCTGCTGGATGAGAACGGCAACGCGAAACTGCAGTGGGTGAAAACAGCCATCGATCCGGACAAATTCCGTGCGATGGTCGAAGCGGCATGTAGAGCTGCCGCCGAAGAAGTCAAGCCGCTCGAAGAGATCAAAGCGCCCGAGCGCTGTGAGAGTGAGCTGCTGACGCAGTACACGATCACGGACTACCACATGGGTATGTTGGCTTGGGGGCGAGAGACAGGCGCCCCATGGGACCTCACCATTGCAGAGCGCGTACTCATGACTGTGATGGACCAGATGATCGATGCTGCGCCGGCCTCGGAAACCGGTTTGCTCGCGCAGCTCGGAGATTTCCTGCATTTCGATTCGATGAAACCGATCACGCCGGAGCACGGACACCTCCTCGATGCGGATAGCCGCTACCAAAAAGTTGTCGAGGTCACGGTGCGAGTGCTCCGGCATGTTACCCGCCGCTTGCTGATGAAGCACCAGAAGGTGATCGTCGGCATGTACGAGGGCAACCACGATCCGTCGGGCTCGATCTGGTTGCGCGTGCTGTTCGGTTGTCTGTTCGAAGAGAACCCGCGCGTTCTCGTTGAGAAGAGCCCACGTCCGTACATCGCATACCAGCACGGCAAGACGATGCTCGGGTTCCACCATGGGCACTTGACGAAGATGAATAACCTGCCGTTGCTGTTTGCCGCGATGTTTCCTGAGATGTGGGGTGCAACCACTAAGCGATACATCCACACCGGGCACAGACACCATGTCGATGAGAAAGAGCACCCTGGCGTCAAGGTGATCCAGCACGCCACACTCGCCGCGCCTGATGCGCACTCGGCTCGCGGCGGCTGGATGTCTGAGCGGCAAGCGGTGTCAATGACCTACCACAAAGAGGCCGGCGAGATCATTCGCAGCACCTTTCTACCACCGGAGTAACCATGGACCTTGAGGAAGCACAACGGCAATCGCAGCAGGTTGCCAAGACGCTTGACGCAGCGATCACGGAACTGTCGGATAAGTACGATATCAACATCATCATCTCGATCATGCTGGGCCGTTCGGTCGGTCTTGCGAAAATGCAGCGCGAAAGCGGCGTGATGGATCGCGACGACGCGATTATGTGGTTCGGCACTGCGCTGGCCGAGGCAACTCAGCCGTTGCCGCCCGCACCGGAGACAGAGCATTGATCCGCTGGTTCGCGAATCTGTTTCGAGAGAAGTCGCTGCCGCCGCCGGATGAACGCTGTGTCGTGCGCACGCGGACGTACTACGCCACCCACTGGACCAAGATACACGGAGTGAACACGTGATAATAGAAGCTGCATGTCATTGCAACGACGTGGCTTGGGGTACGTGCCCGCAACACGGCGGCAAGAAAACGCCGGGTAAATGCACTATGGTGGAGGACCCGTCGAGCGTTCCTGCCTTGGTATTCAATCCTGACCCGTCATTCGAGCCGATCAACACCAGTGAGATTAAGATCATGGCAGGTGGCTACGCTCTGCCGGAAAGCATCTTGCAGGAAGCGCACCGACTTACGCACGGCTCGCGACAGAAGGACTACGGTCATCCGCTCGACGACTACACGCGCACCGCGGCGATGGCAAGCGCAATGCTGGCACACAAGCTCAAAGAGCCATTGGCGCCGCACGAGATGGCGCTTGTGATGGTGCTGGTGAAGCTCTCACGCCAGATTAATGCGCCGAAGCGTGACAACATGGTGGACGGCGCGGGCTACTGCTGGGTTTCGCAGGAGTGCCTCGACGAAGCGGAACGGAGAAAAGCATGACTATTCAGCGTGCGGATATCCTTCAGCGTGTCGCCGCTGATGGCGATAGCGACACGATGCCGCTGAGGTATATGCAGCCTCTTAATCCACTGGCATTTTACATCCATCAGCTCAACCACAAGTGGTGGCATGACATCAACACGGGAGCGCGGCTGGAGCGCAACAAAGGTGAGCTGATCGCGCTCATTCACAGCGAGCTGTCGGAAACCCTGGAGGGTGTGCGCAAAGGCGCTGCCGACGAACACCTGCCCTGGCGTTCAGCAGAAGAAGTTGAGCTGGTGGATACGCTTATCCGTATTTTCGACTACGCGGGAGCGTACAAGCTCGATCTCTTCGGCGCGATGACCGAGAAACTTGCGTACAATGCG